CCGAGCAAGACATCATAGCCGCTCTACGCATCATCCAATCTCACGTGCGAGCTCTTTCACGTGACACGCGACGCGAACGGCTCTTGGTTTCCCAGAAGCATGCCTTGAACGATTTACTCAACAACATCGACATTCAAAGAGATGGCATGGATATCGATATTATGGATGTCTAGCGGGGTTTTTCATATTGTAATCTTTCATATTGTAAAAAGAATGAACACGGATGAGCTTATCCAGCAAATGGACCTGATTTCAAAAGAATGCATGGCATTTTTCCAATTTGTGTCTGTCTTTCATCCATGGAAAACATGGAAGGATATACAAACACCCATTGTACAAAAGAGAAAACCTGCGAGTAGAAGAGAAGATGACAAGAATGCGTTATAGTCCGTTCACTTTAGAATGTTCCATTTTTTCTTTGTTAATGATGAAAAGATGTATTCTTTTGATAAACGAATGATTTGTAAACGCTTATTTGATATGAATGTATTCTCTTTGAGAAAAATAGCCCTCATTCTTTCGGTTTCTCATACAACAATTCGTAGATGGATTATGCTTGAAGATATAGATTTATGTCAAGTGAAATATGATAAAATCCATCGTAAAAAAATAAAATCAGGAGCACCTGTCGTTGAAGCATTGAAAGCCATACTAAAAACGAATCCTCTTCTCGTCCTTGATGATATCAAAAATAAAATACAAGAACTTTTCTCTTTTCAAATCTCTAAATCTTTTTTGAGTTCAATTTTACGCCATAAATGTTGTATGACGCGAAAGAAAGTAAAATTTTATGGTCAACACGAGGGTCACCAATACTTGATCAAAGAATTTTTACGGAAAAGAGACATGTATTCCTCGCAAAAGAAAAAGTTCGTATCTCTAGATGAAACATCCTTTTCTCGAAAAGGAAAGGATGTATATGGCTTCTCGATAAAAGGTGATAAGATAAAAATCCAAAGACCATGGAAGAGAATGACATCAAAGTCATGTCTTGCATGTTTGGATCAGAACGGTAAATTACAATATAAACTTATAGACGGATCATTCAATAAACAACGCTTTATCGATGTTTTCAAAGAATTTGAAATCGAAGATAATTGTGTCGTCATTATGGACAATCTTGCTATACATCGTTCAAAAGAAGTTCAAAACGTTTTACAACAAAAACATATCCAATCGCTATTTATACCACCTTATTCTCCATGGTTCAATCCTATCGAAAACGCCTTTTCTCTCGTAAAAATGGAATATTATAAGAATGGTATGATTCACGAATCTATAAACAAAACAATTCAAAAAACATCTGTATTACAAAACATTTTCTCATCTGTTTTGTTGCGACGTGGTTTATAGAACAAAAAACAATTTAAGTATTTGTCACATGTATATGTATAAACAAAAAGATGGAAATATGACGTCTAAAAGCGATCCAACAGAAAAAAATAAACGCCCAGACGTATCGAAACGCATCCTGGATAATAAATGTACGCTCGAAACCGTTGTAAAAGGATCTCTCCATAACTATATCAAAAGGAACAATGACGTCAAATGCATTGTACAACAAGAAATCAACAGTAGAGTAGAACAGTATTCCAAAAGAATTACAAAAGCGAGTCTTGTCATAAACATTTACATCCGACATCTTATACACACACAAAAACAAAAGGCTCTGGAAAATAAGAGCGAAAACAAAGGGTACTCTTATCTTCAGCTTCCATCTTACATTCTCGATCAAACTTTTATACGTCAATGTATGTTGGGGAAAGATGGATGTAGAATCCATTATTCTGATTTTGACACATTCCAACAAGAAAAAGGGTATTTGAATGATGTCGAAATAATAGGAAGAAATATTGGCGATAGAAACATTTATTCTTATGGTGCAAAAAAATATATCGCGAATGCACAAAATCATTTGATACTGAATTTTGATTCATTTCTGAACAAATATCTTTACAATATAGCCTTATCAGAATATGCACGCGAACCTTTTTTTAAAGATCTTGTATTCTTTACACGCAGTAAAATCCACAATTGGGAAAAAGTCAAACCTTTAGAAGCATATGATAACAGACCCGACATCAATGAAAAAGTGAAAAGTATCGTGTACATGTTTAGAAACATTTTAGGTTGTAAGAATGATGATATTCTAGGTAAAAAATGGATGCAAAATAATCTCATTCACATTCTCGAGATGTATGCCTTCATTCTTGAAGAAATCGAAAAATATAATTTACGATTACAAAATGACAATGAATTTAGGAAAACAATACGCAAAGAAAAATCAGAACAAGGAGAAAAAAATGGAGACTGCTTTATCAAGCTCTTTCATCTTTTGCCTGTACATACCATAAAAGCCCATTTTATATCTATTGATAATGATGTTTTTGAAGGTTTATACAAGTCTATTCGAGAATATCCTGCATGTCGTCATATCCCTGAACTTCCTTCGGATTGGAAAACAGATGCGAAAAAAGATATGTACTGGGACACTATCTTTAGAATTCGTAAACTAGAAGGACACTATCATAAATTTTCACATCATGTTTCTACAGATGGATATGCGATAGACTTTCATTACAAGCGTCCTATTGCTATGAAAGAAGACTTTGTCAAGGAAATCAGTGCAAAATTAGAAAAAGTCAAAGATAAGCATGAAAAAAAGGAAGAAGCAGGAACACGTAAAAGGAAAAAATCAAAAACGCAAGAAGACGAAGAAAAAGAGATAATAAGGGAATATCTACAGGATAAAAGAGTATTAGGATTAGATCCTGGACGTGTGACGATAATACATATAGCTGAAGATGTAAACGGTACAGTTCGGAGCTATAAGCTTTCAAAGTGCCATTATTATCGTAAATCAGGGATTATGAGATCTCGAAAACTGACAGAAACCTGGATTCGTAAAAACAAAGAATACAAAAAAGGTATCCGAGAGCTAAGTGATCATAGTCTGAAAACTATGATCGAAGAAAAAATGTGTGGTTGCATTGAAGTATACAAGACATATTGGGATATATTTTGGGAAGAAAGAATGAAGATGCGATGGAGATCCAATAATTTCAATCTATACAAAGGCAAAAAGAGTGTTTTTAGTCAGTTTTTCAATAGAATAGACAGAGATAATGAAGAAAACAAAGATACTGTGATTTCATATGGTTCAGCGAGATTTTCTCCGACGGGAAAAGGAGAGCTCGCATGTCCCACATCAAGAGCATATAAAGAATGTGCATCACGATACGCGACATTTATTGTAAACGAATTTCGATCGACTATTGTGAAATACAAAGATAACGTACGTTTACATCATATAAAAGAAATCATAAAAGATGAAGACGGTAAAACGAGATTGGCGTTCAAAGGCGATGTGAGAGGTTTGTTATGGTTTTCACACCAAAAGAAAAACAAGCTGATCGATCGTGATTTGAATGCGGCTTTGAATATTCGACAATTCCTTTTGAATGGATCATATACGGATGCCATTTTTACGAGAGATGTGAAATTTTCCAAAGAGATGGAAAATGACAAGATACGACTCGTAAAAAGAGAGTCCGAAGATATGATACAAAAACGTATTGCTAAAATCAATCGACTGAAAAGGAAGAAATCGAGTAATGAAAAGTCGTCATATACAATTGTAAAGAAATAATCATTCAATCTCAGGATAGCCTTTGAATGGTAAGGAAGTCTGTTCCAAAAAACGACATTCAGGTGAAGGCTGAGTGAATTGATTTCATCTTTTGATAAGATGGAGTCTAGTCAACTACACGATGTTTTTATAGGTGTTTCATTTCGATTCATATCATGTGGAACATTCTTTACAAAACGGAGTGTAGGTTGGTTAGTTATTTCTCAATGATTGCTAAAACAAATCATCCAATGACACATCCTTGGGTTTCTCCTTGCTTTGTACACTATTTTTTTCCTTTTTCCCAGCGCTTGACAGGTTCCAATTTTTGAGACAGTATGACAGCATTTCAATCCGTTTTTGTCCTAGATCATTTTTCTCGCAATGTAAAAAAGCGTCCTCGTCCATCAAAAGTACGAGTTTGTCTTTTGCACGTGTCACCGCAGTATACAACAACTGTTTCGTAAGCATGTGTTTATGCGTAGAATCTATAATCATGATGATAATAGGATGATCACTTCCTTGCATGCGATGTACGGTACATGCATGGCCATAGTCTAATTCATCATAACTAATGGTCATTTTTCGCATTGACGTGTTCACATCAGATTCATCAATATAAACCATCGCTTGGTTTTCTTTTTCCTCCTTTTCAAAATAACCCAATTCCCCATTGAACGCAATGTTTTTACTATATCCATCCTTTTGTGACACATTTTTAGTAACAAACACACGTTCACCTGTTGCATATGTTTGATTTTCAGCTGTACCATCTACGTCACGCGCGTAAAACGTATCATGGATATACTTGTTTATGCAGGTTGTACTAAACGGATCGTTTATGTCTTTCTTGGGAGACAAAATCATACATTTGTCATCATAGCGTTCATAATACTTTTTAATCACTGCATATATCAGACTCTTGCGTCGAGATATAGGCTCGTTGCGTTTCATGAGGACAAAACGCAGTTCTCGCTTCTTCATGGTTTGTGCTTCACGAAGAACAGCAGACGTATCATGATGATCATCTATTATACTTCTCGCTAATTTGGAAATCATACTGTTTGTGTGCGTTTGACGCTTCACTTCTGTCAAAAAATGATGCGGAATGGATTCCGACCCAGCATCCAACAAAGCACCCAAAACATTTCCGTGCCCTATAGGTGCGAGTTGATAAGGGTCACCTGCAAAAATGATGTACATGTTATTCCCCTTTCGTTTACATGCATCTAAAAAGTAATATGCTAACTGAATATCCAACATGGAAACTTCGTCTAATATGACGACTTGCTTTGCATTCAAAGATGCATGATGTTCATCCAAGCATTGTTCAGATACATCCTTATGTCTGAGTTCGTCTACTTGTCGTATGAATCGATGTATAGTCATACCTTGTGTCCTTCTTGCGGCTTTACCACTGGGGGCACAGGTGAAAACATTCATACCCCTCTTCGTGCACAAGTTTTTAAAAATGTTCAAGACGAAACTCTTACCCGTTCCCGGTAAACCCGTAAGACAAAAAACTCCCCCTTGTTCTTGAGATATGGCCATACTCAACATGTGGGACAATGCGTCTTCCTGCTCACCCGTCAATTCAAGATGACCGCGTTGCTTTACTAATTGGATCTCTTGAGCAGCGTATTTATCGTTCTCTGCACTGAATAATCGCATTCGCATGACTTGATGCATCAAAGATTCTAGATATGCGGCCACAAATGCTTCTTTTTCCCACACATGACGCATGTATACCCATTTGTTTTTGGTATCCGAAAATATGTAGAAAATTTGTGGATTTTTTTCAATCACTTCAGCCACAAATTTTTCATTTTGCCCCAATTTTTGCTTGATCCGATCCACATACATGTGAGATTCATTCTTTTGCTGACAAAAAAAGTGCTTGACACTTTTGCACAGATAATTCAAAGACATACATGTGTGTCCACCACCTTCGTGCTTAATCATGTATGACTCCAGAATATCGAGCACTTGAAAAAGAAGATAAGGCTCCATCCAATGATTATATAACATTACGATCTTCAGCATATAAGACGAGATTGATGGTTTTTGTACCAAAGGAAGACAATACTTATCAACTCTATGCTCGCGTGCATCTATATAATTCACATACATTTGCACGGGGTCAGACATGTCATTGAGTTGAAACATTTCACTTACTGCGATGATGTCTTTGATCGAAAAATGCTGTAACGTTTTACGAGATACATCATGCCCAAGCCGTACTATTTTGAATGTTTCGGCGTATATATTTAGATGTTCGTGTAGATCATTATTTCCATACAAAGGCGTGCGTAATTTAGAATAATAAGACAGAATGTGTGTATTTCTCAGATTTATTTTGTACTTTAAAAAAGATGACACGACATCGTCATGTGTCGTCTGCTGTGGTGGCGCCTTTGGCGGTGTTTTCTTTAAAAAGGCTGATATACTATGCCGTTCAGGTACATTGCAAGTTGCCTTTTTACGATTCAAAAATGACATAAATGCATTCATCCACGTGTGAAAGACACTATTGTCCCACACCGTTTCATCAGGAGGGCATGCATACACATCATTTAGAAAAAGCGTGTCACCGGATGTGCTATTTTTCACCGTCCCAAAAAACATCGCTCCGGGTATCAAATACGGATAATTTTGCGCGTT